GTGAGGTCCCGCCCCGGCAATTGCTCCGCCCCTTGTCCCACCGACACCACGTCCAGGTTGAGCTGCGCCCCGGCCGCCAGGGGCGGTAGTCCGAAGCCGTTCACGCTGTTCGAGATGGTTGCCCCCGCCGGGATGGTCAGTTCCGCGTACAACGTTTCGTTCTGCCGCAGGCTCAACTCCACCGGCGCGCCCGTGGGCGCTTCCCGCACCACCGCGAAGATGTCTCGCACCGAGTGAGTGTCCTGCACCACCAGCGGCGGCGCCACGTTGCTCTGGATCGCCAGGAAGCTCTCCACTTGCAGCGCGAACTGCCCGCCGGACAGCGTCCGCAGGCCTTGGTCCGAAGTTCCCGTGTACGCGTTCACCTTGGTCGGGCTGTTGCCCCGGATATTCGTCACGAACAACTCCGCGCTGGCCACCCGCGCATCCGGCAGATACACCGGGTGGCTGTAGGCGCCGCTGGCCGGGCTGCCGAAGAAGTCCCTCACGAATGGCGCCACGAACACCTTCTTCCTTAGGTGATAGACCGCCGTCCCCGCCGCGTGCGCCGCCGCGGTGGTGTTGTGCGCCCCGCGCCCCACCTCGTAGCGCAGCCCGCCGTTCAGCACCTGCTCAACCAGCATCAACTCCGACTCCACCTGGATCACGCTGCCCGCCTGCGCGCTGCCAGGCGCCGCCAGGTCCACAAAGGTGTCCTCCGCGCCCACTGCCGCTCCCAGCGCCGACTGCGTGGGGCTGCCGAGTTCGTCCCAGTAGTGCAGCGTCAGCGTGGCCGCCGAGATCGTCCGAGTGTTGGTGAGATCCTGGAACCCGATGCCCGCCAGTTCCACCGTCCCCTCGCCCGTCGGCACGATGCCGAACACCGGCTGCGGCGGCACGTCGCCATCCGCTCCCGCTCCCGCCCCGCTGATCCGCCACCGTGTCAGCGGCGACAACTCCGCCGCGCACTCCGCATCCAGCACGTTGGCCGACCGCCCCGAGACGTGCACCGTAGCTCCGTCCCGGTTCGGCGCTTCCAACTCCACCGGGCTGCTTCGCGCCGTCGCGGCGAAGTGCCACCCCGCCTCGGCCACCACGAAGTAACTCGTCGAATCCGGTGTGACGTCCCAGCGCCGCCCCAGAGTCAGCGTCGTGGCGTCGTTGCCCGCCACCACCCGCTCTTGCCCCGCGCCCTTTCCCCGCGTGATCCGCGCCACCATCCCCCGGTAGCGGTCCGGCGGCATGTTGAGCGTCCCGTTGCCGATCGTCGTCGCCGTGTACACCGTCGCGGCGTACTCCGGCTGGTGCTCCAGCCGCCAGTAGAAGTTCGCGTGGTCGTAGTTCTCGTCCGGCGGCGCCGCCAGTTCTCTGGCCAGGCCCGTGTCGGTGAACTGCTCGGCCACGCCCTGGTTCTCCGCGATCCGGTAGAGCTGCACCGGGTTCGCCCCCCGATACACACGAAATCCGGTGGTGTTGCTTGAGAAGCTCAGGCCCGTGAGCGTCACCGCGTTCGTGTTGGTCCCCGGTGGGATGCTGGCCCGCACTACGAACGACAGCGGGCTCTCCCCGCCGCCGGCTTCCAGCGCGCTCACCGCGTAGTACAGCGCCTGCTCGCCGGCCAGCGTCCCGCCGGTCGGGTTGATGACCGTGGCCAGGCTCACCAGGGGGATTCCCAGGCCCGTCAGCACTGGCTGCCCGGGCGCTATGAACCCCACCTCCAGCCGCACTTCCGTGCTGCCGTCCGCCCCGGGGGCGGTCCGCTGCGTGATCTCGAACTGCGGCTCGCCGTACTCGTCCAACACCGACCCGGTCAGCGGCCGCGGCCAGCCCAGTCCCGCCCCCGGCTGCCGCCGCCCTGTCGACCCGCCCAGCCCCGCCGCGTTGTCGTCCGAGTACCATTCATCCTGGTGGATCTGCGCCGCGATCGCTGTCGTTCGGTAGTTCAGTCCCGGCGACACACGCAGCACCCGGAACGGCTGCCGTTGCAGGCCTTCCTTCAGGTACGTCACCGTCATCAGGTCTCCCGGCCGCAGCCAGAAACCCCGCACCGTCGTCTCGAACTCCAGGAACGTGTTCCCGGCCAGCGTTTTGTCCAGCCAGAATTTCGCCACCCGCGCCGCCTGGTGGAAATGCGGGATTCCCAGCACCGGCAGCGCCATGCTCGTCTCTTGCCCCGTAGTCAGCACATCGTCCACGTCCGTGAGCGACAGGCTGTCCTGCTGGTACTCGTTGAAGGCATCCTGGAACTCCACCGTCACCCGGTTCGGCGTCTCCGCCGCTCCCTTCGACCACATCCGCAGCGAAGGTTCGCCGTTGTCCCGCCGGAGCAGGCCTGAGAACTCCGTGGTGCCGTCCCCGAACTCGTACGCCGGCCAGCCCCCGTTCAGCGCGCTGCCGCTGTTGCTGCCCTCCGGCTTCACCGGCTGCTGCAAGGCCAGCGTGTTCTCCGCTCTCAGTTGCAGCAACCCGCTGCCCGAGTACGTCAGCACCAGCCGGGCACCGTTGCGGATCCCGCGAATCACGTCCGCCGCGCTGCGTCGCCTCTCCAGCGCCAGGTTGCATTCGAACCGCTGGATCTGCACCGGATTTCCATACAGGTCCTGCGCCGGGATCTGTTCTTCGCAGTAGGCCGCCGCTTGCGCGAAGCTCCCAATGTCGATCTCATCCGGCGTCCACCCGGCCCGCCGCAGCACGTCCAGCAGCACCCACGCGGGGTTGCTGGTGAAGCTCTCCCCCAGAGACGCACCCCCCGCGGCGAACCGCTCCAGCCTCATCCCCTGCAACAGCACCTGAATTCGTGGAAGCGATCGCCCGTCGTTGATCCGGTTCGGCACCACCACCGACAGCGCCGCCATGCTCCCGTATGGGTCACCCAGCGCGTTCCCCGCCTCATCCGTGAAGTCCAGGTTGAAGTCACCCGCCCGGTTGCCCCGCGTGACCAGGTTGTACCAGCCCGTCCCGGTCATGTTCGTTCCCGCGCGCCCCTCTGGAATCTCGGCCCCGTTCACCACCACCTTCAATACACCCTGGATTTCTCCCATTCCCAGGAGTACTTCCATCCGCGTCAGGTTCCCGTCGTTCTTGGCGAACACAATCAGCGGCGAGTACCAGGCCGTGCCGTAGATCAGCGGCACGAAGTCGTTGTACCGTGCCTCGTTCTCCAGCGCGCTCGCCAGATGCAGCCCCTTTTCCCCGTAGCTCCGCACCAGCGTGCTGGGCGGCACGAATTCGATCCCGCCGAACCGCCGCGTCGGGCTCATGCCCGCATCCTGCCGGAACATTCCCCGCTGCTCGCACTCCGCCCGCGTGTGCGCGCACGTGGTGTAGGGCGTCCCCCCGTCTGTGTTCCCCACGCCTTCACTCACGCCCGCCGAGTAGCCGCACCGGAAGAAGGGCGAGTACTTCCCTCTCGCCCCCCCGTGTACCGCCTCCTCACGCTGCGCCTCGGTGCCGGGGAACTTCCACGGACACCGCCGCTCCACCCGCACCTCGGGCAGCAGGTGCCTCTGCAAGTTCAGGCTGTTCGAAATCGCCAGCCGCAGGGTCCCCTCCGTGATCTCCTCCGGCGGGTTGGCTACGCCTCGGAACACTACCTTCGCCTCCGAGGCCGCCTGCCCCGCCCTGAGGTCAAAGAACACGAATCGGACGGTTACCTTGCTGCCTTTCCAGCCCGTGTGGCGCTCGATCTGCGAGAAGTGCGAGTCCGCGTTGGCCAGCGTCACCGATACCTTGGCGATGGCGTCGATCCCCTCCTCCGCCCCCGCCCGGATCTCGAACAGGTTGTGCCGCAGCACCCGGGCCTCGTAAACCTGCCCGTCCCACTCCACGCGGTGCGTGCTCCACCGCTCCACCGCCCCCGTCGGAAGCTGGCACTCGAACAGCAGCAGCGGAGTCTCGGTCAGGCTTAGTTCCTTCAGCTCGTTGATCGTCGCCATGCCTCGCTAGCCCTGCACTCTCGCCCGCACCCTCACTATCCCGCTGTTCTCTCCCGCTCCTTCGCTGGTCAGCGTCAAAACATCGTCCTGAAAAAACGCCTCCGCGTACACGCCCCCCCGGCTGGCGGTCTTCTTGTACATCGACGCGCCCGGTTGCGCCTCCACCTGGAGCCCGAACACCTCCGCCGTTTGCCCCGCGTTCACCTCCAGCCCGAAGCTCACCGTCTCACTCGCATCCTGGATCTTGCTCGAGTGCACCAGCCGGCTCCACGCTCTCAGGGTCCTGAACTCCTTCCGTACCGTCCCCGCCCCGCTGCTCCGGAACAGCCACAGATCCCCCGCCGCGGCGCTTCGCGCCCACAGGCTGAAGCAGTACTGATACCCGCCCGGCGCCGCCAGTGTCTGCCGCAACGTCAGCGTTGTGCCGCCCGTGTTGGCAATCCGCGTCGCCCGCGCCGTTCCCAAGGGATCCGCCATCCCTGGCGTCAGTTCCACACCAGCTTCCTTCACCCACGCCGCCTGGCTCAGATCCTCGCTCCACACCAGCAGGTTGTCGGTGGGATCCAGAAACGTGAAGCCGGCCCGTCGTCCCTCCACCGCCGCAAACAGCGCCGCCAGCCTTCCCCACTCCTCGACGGTCAGCCCCGTCAGTCCCAGCTCCCACTCCACGCTCGAGGCGCCCGCGTCCGCCAGCTTCACCGTCGTTCCGTCAACGCAGGTGTTCACCAGCGTCCGCCGCACCGCGCGCCGCTTGATCGGGAACTGCCCTCCCGCCCCGTTTGCCAACTGTGGAAAGTAGAGCATCTCAGCTCCGGTTCTCCCGCACCCTCAGCTCCGTTCGGCCGCGCATCTCCCCGCTCACTTCCACGGTCAGGTCGTCGTCTTCCAGGCTGCAATTGTCATAGGTAACGTCATCCCACGGGTCCAGGAAGGAAAACGTCCCTGCTCTCCCTTGCGCTTGAACGAAGAACTCTTGCAGGCTCTGTAGCTCCGCTTCGTCCAGGCGGTCCAGCCGGATCACCCACCGCCGCAGCGGCACGCCCCGTTCCCGGTAGCGCTGCTCGCCCCCATCCACGAACCGGTGCACACGCGTCGCGTGCTCCACCGTCCGGCTCGCCGGATACTGCATCACCGCCCCGGTCTTCAGTCTCGGAAACGCGCTCATGCCGCCACCTTCTGACTTCTGACTCCTGACTTCTGCCGGCTACACTTCACTCACCACGTCATTCAGCACGTGCGAATTCAGCATCGCCTCTCGCACTGCGCGCGCGATCTGCTCGCTATGGTCCAGAAACGACTGGCTGTCCATGGCCTGCACCTGCACCGTGATCTGCGGCTCGCTGCGCGCCTCCGCCGGCCGCCGCCAGAGCTGCTCCCACTCCCAGGTGGCCCTCTCGACCCCGCCCGGCCGCGCGATCTCTCCTTCGAACCGAATCGCCGGCGGAGCCACGTACTGGGTCAGGGGCGCTGGCGTGTCGGCCTTGCCCCCGCCGAACAGCCGCGCCAGTCCCGCCCACAATGGTGACAGCGTCAGCCCGCTCCCGAGCCTCCTCCAGATCGTACTTCCCACGCTCGCCAGCGTGGACGACCTCTCTGCCGACACCTGCGCCGCCGTGTTCTGCCACACCGCCCAAGTGCCTTGCGCGGCAGCCGCCGCCCGCTGCTGGCTTGCGGTCCGTAGTTGTCCCGTCTCCCCAGCCAACTGCTCGAGGCCCTGCGCCAGGCCGCTGTCGAAGCCCTTCAGCACTTCCTCCAGCACCTTCGCCACGTTAGTCTCGCCTCCCCGCGTCGCTTCCGCGAGAAGTCTTTCAATCTCTTTCGCGTTCATGACTCGCTTCCACCGCCAGCTCCCGGTCCAACAGCAGGAACGCCTGCACCTGCCGTGCACTCATCTCCTTCACCGGTGGCCCTCCCAGCCTCTTCCAGGCGTAGAACGCCTCCAGCCAGCCCAGGCTTTCAGCCGTGATCAGCGACTTAGGGCACTCCTCCGTCGCCACCTGGCGTCGTGCCCACACCACTCGTCGCGGTGTCGCCTGCGCCGCTGGCAGACGCCCGCAGCGCCGCCTCGTCTCCAGGCCTTTCTTTCGGCATTCCTCGCACTTCCATCCGGCCTGGCGCGCGAACTGAAAATGGAAGGCGACTCTCAGTTTCTCTCTTCGTCCTCGCTCAGGCCGGCCTCGGCTTTGATCGCCGCCAGCGCCTCCCGGCACAACTCTTCCGGTCCGGCTTCCAGCAGCGTCTCCGGCGTCGCCGCCTGCCCGTCTAGTTCCAGGCCCTCGACGCCCGCCAGCCCCCACAGCAGGTACAGCCGGTCGATCTCACCCACCAGCAACGTGGCTTCGATCTTCTCCCGCGGGTCCTCCCCCGCCTCAAGGAACTCCGCCCGCCCCGCCAGCTCACGCACCCGCCGTAGCAGCTCCAGCCGCCGCCCGAACGACATCCGGTTCAGCCGGAACCGCACTCCCGGCTGGTTCTTCGACTCCACCGTCACCGTGCTCTGGTATTCCATGGCTCCTATCCGAACGCGACGTAGATCTCGTCGTCCACCGTCCCCTGCGCCTGGCACTGCCGGAACCGCCACTCCAGGCGCCGGTCACTGTCATCAAACTCCGGAACCTCCGGAACTACGCTCTTCAGGTACACTCCGAACAACTGCCCCGCCTGCTGTCCCAACTGGAACATCACTGCCACCGGCGACTGCTGTCGCGCCGCCTGGTACAGCGCCTTGGTGGCCGCGTCGTCCTGCTCGTACAGCGTCAGGTCCAGCGTCACCTTGCGCCGCCCCGGCGCGATCACGTACGGCGGCACTACCTTGCAGCCGAACTCGCGGCTGCGCGTCTCCAGGTCGTTGTCCACCACCAGTTCCGCTTCCGTCACCGTGTAGAACAGGTCCGGCGTGTTCCCCAGCCACGCCTCCCCCAGGTGCCCAGGAACGATCGAGTAGTCAAACAGCTCCGCCGCCGGCTCCTCCGGGAAGCTCTGCATCTCCCCCTGCCCGGCCGCGAAGCTGGCGTTATCGATGATGTCCCGCGCCGGTCCGCTGAACTCCAGCTCGTGGTAGTCTCCGTTGACCGTCACCCGGATGCGGTTCACTCCCGCTCCGTTCAGGATCCGCTGCACCGCCGTTCCCGGAGTCCAGTAGTCGTACAGGCTCGCGCTTCCCAGTTCCGTCTGCGGCCCGTAGCTGACTGTCTTCCCTACCGGCGAGCCGGCCGTCGGCGCCAGCGTGAAGGGCGCGTTCAGCTCCACGCTGGTCCCGCTCACGATCGACACCACAAACCGGATCTCCCCCCCGAACGTTACCGCCTGCCCCACGGCCAGTCCGTGCGCCCCCGCCAAGTTCAGGACCTTCCCGCTGGAGCCTTCTCCCACCGTGCTTCCCTGGAAGATCTCCGGCGCTCCTCCCAGCCCGGCCTGGACCAGTGCGCCATAGCTGGGCGGCTGCGTCTGCTCGCTCCAGGCCGTCAGGTACGTCCTCAGCTCCCAGTTGGTCCGCTTCCGCAACCCCCACGGGATGCCGGGAAACGTCCGGCTCCCGGTCTTGTCACGCCGCTCCGGCCGCTCCAGCCGCTGTTGCGCCATCAGCTTCACCGCCGGGATCCGGTGCTCCGCCGCCACCGCCGGAACTACTCCGTAGTTCTGCTCCAACGCCACATACAGCCGGTTCGCACTCGACAATACGTACGCCATATCCCTCCTCTCCGCTCCTCGCGCGCCAGGCCGCCCTAGGACCTCCCTTTGCCTTCTTCCCGGGGCCTCCCCGCCACTGCGCCGCATAGGCGCCCCGCCGCGCGGTTAGCGCTCACGCGCTCGCCTCCAGCTCGAACTCCACTTTGGCCGCTTGCAGGAAGTTCCTGCCTCCGTGCTTGATGGGTCCGAATTCCACCTTGTAGCCGCCTGCGTAGTAGATCCCCGGCGCCCACTCCCCGCGGTGCGCGTCCAGCACGTCGGTCACGGCGCTGGTGTACGCCTGCAACTCGCGCGATAC